ATGGGTGAGTTGCATGATTTCATCAACACCATCGGTAGTGGTCGTGAACGAGTGGTCGATTTAACGGCTGCTCCAGGTCATTTAGGCATAGTTTTTGAATGTTCCAAACAAGGGGGACGTTATCATCCGTACACCATTAAAAATAAACTCAAGTGCATGGATTACAAGTTTACTAACGCACATAAATATTATGAAAATTTAAGTGAAATATCATTTCAACCTGAAGATATTATAGTAATAGACTTGTTTCTGCACGAGTTTCATCTTATGCTGGATTTGCTCGATAAAATAAAACCTACCAACCATTTAATCATTAAGAGTGACCCATATCGAACTGGGGGTTTGATGTTTCCGTTTAAAAATTTTAAATTTACACAAGTTTTTAAGATGGATAACTCTTTGATACAAAGTGGTGAGTTGTATTATTATCTTAGTGGTTTTTTGAAGAATTTAAAACCTTCGAACAAAATCACTAAATTGGACGTTGATCGTATTAACAACATGGATCACGTTATTTCAAGAAGCAATTTCATTGATAAGAGTAAGGATGATATAGTTGCACAACAATCCATGATCACGAAGGATTTTAACACTTATGTTAAATTCACTGTTGATGAGCAATCTTACATTAAGTTCATCACAGACAATAATTTAAGCAGTCTACCGAAACCTGATGACTTTGCACTTTATTGCTTCAACGGCATGGGTGGCTCACGCAAGACACAGCGTGTAGTAAATGTGTATAAGACCGGTACAGATTTTATAGTTAGTCCGATTCGATCACAAGCAGACAATTTGATGCCAGGAGGATCACAATCTAAAAGTGATATATATACGTACATCGTATTAATCCGGCATTTGCAAACGAACCCCACAGTTAAGATTCGTCATTTATACATCGATGAATGTTTTGCTATGCTACCATCCGCCATTGCGTATTATTATGCATTAAAGCTGGTTGGACGCATTGAACATATACATCTGATGGGTGATTCAAAACAAATTGGACCTTACTGCAGAGATAACACCACTTTGCAATTCGAACTGACTAATTACCTTGCTGAAACGCATAGAACCCCACAAGACGTTACACGTATGTTTGACACATATATTCCAAATGCACGCACAACGTCAAAGATCGTCGAGTCGTATAGAAAGATCACTGAGTTAAAAGGTCACGTGGTCGATATAGCTCTAGCATTTACCCAAGATGGCAAACATTACTTGGCAGAGAAAGGCTATAAGAGCATGACAGTTAACGAATCGCAGGGAATGACTTTCAGTAAAGTATTACTGTACTTAGATGATTACAGCTACGTTCAAGCCATTAACAAAACCGAATCAATACGTCATGTATATGTCGGATCATCAAGACATAAAGATGAACTGTTGGTATATGGTACAAGTACACCTGATTTACAAGTTTTATTGACTGTTCAGGGAGCTCCTATTGAAAACATAATTGAGGAAGCGTGTATACCACTTGTTACTGAACCACAGATTATCACGGATGATGTTAAAAGAGAATGGCGTGGCTATGACCCCAAAACGGTTACTACTAGAGATTCTATCATTGATATCCTCTGTAATTTGAATGAAAGGAAAAATTTCACGCATAGCACCGATATACGTATTGAACCACTAAAACTGAAAAAAATTGACGGGACACAGATGAAAATTTCTGATGGTATATTACATCCCGTTGATGTTAGTATCAAAGGTGGGAAATTAACGGATCATCGCTTTGTGTTACCTTATTACAGTAAAGATAGCTTTGGCACTTTAAATACACAGATAGCACGTTACGCTACCACTCGAGCTGGTCTGGCACCGGATCATTATAAGAATCTACGAACTGGTTTGTCTAAGTTTGTGGATTTATCTAAATTCAAAAGACTAAAGGTTGACAATGAGCGATTAACAAAGCATTTTGTCAATTATATCATTGAATTGCAGAAGAAAATCAAACCTGCAACAACTGATGTTGGTCGAGTTTTAGAAGCTCAAGGTGTAGTACGTCGCAATCTAGTTGGAAAAAGTGATGGTTTGTGTTACGATGAACCAGGTAAGATAGAATACTATGTTCTTGATGAAGATGATGAAAATCTAGAATTGGTGCCAATGAACAATCTTAAAAACATTGTTGGGCAAGTCAGTTCGATCATCAATCGTAAGAACCCAGTAGACATGTTTGAGGTAGACTTAAATAACATCAAAAGTCGTATGATTACTTTCACTATGAAAAAGCAGAATAAACATGACCCGAGTGGCTTGAAAGAGACCAAATCTAAAGCAGGTCAGGGCGTCAGCGCTTGGAGTAAAGTGTTGAATTTGTTTTTTTGCGCTTATTCACGATATTTGACGGAGTGTGTTTTTGAATGCATGAATGAAAACGTACAGTTAGCATTTAACAAAAGCGATGCAGAATTGTCAGTTTTCTTTGCTGGTTACAAAGATCAATATCTCAGCGAAAAATACGTCAATTGTAATTGTGATTTTAGTGAAATGGATGTGTCACATACAAAAAGCATGTTGGAGTTAGAGTTGGAATTGTTTGGTTTATTGGGTGTGAATCATAAAATTATCGACTTCTACTCCACTATGCGTCAAAAATGGTGTAACTTGTATCAGTGCAAAGAAGGTATCACTATGCTGCATGGAGAATACATGCAACATTCCGGTCAACCACTTACCATCTGTGGTAATACACTTCTAAACATGGCTGTACTAGGCTATGCTTATCGCATTGAAAACATGTTATATGCATCGTTTAAGGGTGACGACTCCACTATACGTGCAAAGAAGATCAGCACAGTGACGGGTCGTAAAACTGCTATTTACGCTGAACATGGATATAAACTTAAAATTAGCTTTGAGAAGGTGTCGGAATTCATTGCTAATTTTATAACACCACATGGTTTTTTTCCAGATGTTGTGCGTAGGGCAGTTAAGGCTGTCAGCAAAGTGTACGAAGACGAGGAATCGTGGGAGGAATCACGTGTAAACTTAAAAGAAGTTTTAAGTATGGTCAACACTGCCGAGAAATTCAAGATCGGCGTAGATTGTGCTTATATACATTACCGTGACAAGGGGGTTGCAATCAACAAGGAACAAGTGAGTTTGTTATATCAGTATCTAATACAATTAAGCACTACCAAATATCGTGATGCTCAATTTATTCAATCTGAAGACAGACTCACCTACTCTGACAATTATCAGAGCAAGTGAGTCCCCCTTTTTCTAATTATAATAATATAACATCATATTATTCCCCGATTAATCTCAATCGTAGCATTTCAAGCTTTTTGAATCTCAGACCCATCTTATTAATATAAGCAATCTCAAGAATCATCAAAAATGAACAACGCCGATCAGTTAGTAGATAACAGCATGAATTTCGACCCTACGTCGGATTCCACATCTATGCCTGAACAGTCACATGGCAAACCTTTGACACCATCTCAAGCATTTGTCTGTAAAGTGACTCACCCACCCACCACCGTACCGGAGTTTGAAGGTTTACCAACTCAGGATGCAAGGACTCAAGTTGTCTATAATATGCGTAATATTGATGTGTTAAAAACACCTATCACTTATGATGCAAACTCGGAAATGTACCAACCTAATTCTTGGAACGATCACAACGACTACACCATTGTAGTACCAAACGGTGCTCGCATCAAATGGTTCGGTTGTTGTTATGACGTTACCAATCCTAACACACCAGGTGCCACTCCCGAAGTCAGCCGTTATTACCAACAGGATATAGCCAACGTGGGTGTGCAAGACAATTTTGATTTTCAGAATTGGTCTAGCACTGTTAATTTGTACAGACCTTGTTACAAATCGATAACCATGTATCCAAACGTCACTGCTTTCAATAACCAGGGTATTATTTCTGCACAGCAGTTTAATCCGAACATTTTGTTTAGTGGATCCATGTCCTCGCTTTCTTATGAACAACCCAAGTTGTTTATTGAAGCACTGGATCATTTATACAGTGAGCAAAATGACAGTTTGTTTCAAGCTAATGAGACACACCCGGATTTTCATCATAGTCTCGTTGAGAGCTGGTTTAAAACACGCAAAATTAGATCTCGTGGTTTAAAACTGGACCCTGACAACTACTTGCAGATCATTAATTTGGGCAATGTTGGTTATGAAAGTGACATCATTTCATATGTACCAACACCATCACAAATTGCTCAGAATTCTATGCGTTCTTACCAGGATAAATTCATCAATGGTGCGTTTGTTGTCAGTCGTGTCAACACATTGTCACCAAGATGGATGTCTGGGTCTAATACCTCCCAAAACGCACAGTACAAAGGGCTCTACGAATGTTGGTCTTTTACTGTCGCAGGCGATGGTAGCAGACATTTAGTGCGCCTAAAAGACCCAGCACCCGCCGCCACTAAACCAAGTGATGCACCGGTGATGCTTGACACCTTATGGTCGTCTGACATGACATGGCAGATTATACGCGTACAAGGTATCAGTCCCAACATGATTACTCCAACAGCAAACAACGCTATTACCGCGTCTCCAATAGCCATTAAAAACTATTATGGTATTGAGGCACAGCCAGTTTGGAATGGACCATGGAATGGTATTGCACGTATGTCACCAAAGCCATCTCTTTCTGAAATGCAAGCTTTAATGGACACTTTTTATGAAATGCCTGATGGTATGCCTGCAAAATACAATGCAATGGGGGCGTTTCTGCCCTTTCTTGCGCAGGCACTGCCACATGCTCTCAGTTTCGTTAAGCATCTTATCACCAAAGAGAAGTCTGAACCTAAAAAAGCTGTCGCAGTTGCCACTACCACCAAAAAGCAACGAGCAGCATCGAAGCCGGTCTCCAAACCAGCCAGCAACAACGGCGACAAAAGAACTATCGCTAAACTGCAACAACAACTCGCAGCTATGCAAGTCGCTAAACGACCAACAGTCAAACGTAAGCGAAGGAGAGCAAACAAAGGCGGTAAAGGAGTCGAACTTACCGAGTATCTCAAAAACCAACTCGGTTAATGAGGTACCTTATGACGATTACGTTGTTTTGTACGGTCTAAGCAATTATACCAACCCAATGGACAGCTTACCAGCATATAATACTGGTTTTTATCATTTGAAACATTTTGAGGAACATCTCTCTCAATTTTTAATAGATATTCAAGTTGACCTAGACTGGTATATTACTATCACTAGTAAATTTTTATTGCTACCGGAATCTCAACCTATTGAACGCTACAATTTGTTAGCTTCTCTACTTATGCGCTATTTTTATAGCAAGCCGAATTAATATCGATTTTATAACTTTAGGAAGTTATCTTTTATTGTTTTTAGATTAAAAACATAGGTGAGTAGTCTGATTATCGATGAACACCTGTATTACAGTGGTGATTAGCAACCCAGTTGTGAACACCACCCACTTGAGGAGAAACAACTCCCAACATTTATTTATTTATTGTTAATCCCTTAACTGGTTATACAAAAAAAAAAAAAAAAAAAAAAAATATCTCTGTTGTACCTTGTTGTACTCTGCGTTGATACCACTGCT